ACCTGCGGAAATTGTGATCGCGAAACGCCATCCCGGATACGGAGGCTTGATTGGGAACTCATAGTGCCCAGCCGAGCAATCGACTCGCAAGGTGTGCTGATCGCGGTCCCATTGCCAGGACACGTAAGGGCTCAGCGCGATGACATTGAACTGGATGCCGTACTTGTCACGTCCACGGATCATCGTGCGCCCGATTGGAAGGAATCCAGGAGCGGATCGAGCAATGATCACGCCGGGTCCGAGTGCGCCTGGGTGGCGTCCAACGGGAGTTGGGATGACGGTGGCCGCACTTGCTGAGAGGGCGGCGAGGAGTGATGCAATGATGAAGTATGGTTTCATTGGGATGATTGGTTAGGGTTTACTGAGGCTAGAGAGTGGATGGCCTGATTAATCAACCGTTCCATCTCGCCACCACGGCAGGATGATTGGTAGAAGTGACCGGAGGTGATTGAGATCAGTGCGGTCTTGGCTGTATCCAGCGCGGCCTTGTGGGCGGTGAGTTGTTCCTCAAGATCCCTGCGCTCTTCCTGAAGCTCGGCGATCTGCTCCGAATGCTGTGCGAGAATGCGCGCGTTCAAGGCGTCATCAGATTTCGCCTCGGCCAGTTCGCGTTCGAGTTGGCATCCTTCTTTGTATATGCATTCCTCGGCCTGAGTTGTTACAGAGTAAACTCGCGACAACTCCTTTGCCTCATCCATCCTCGGCGTCGTGGTTTCGCTCATTGAGCCTCCCTCATGTGCAATTCTTTGTGATGCTTCGGGCATAGCCATGTTACATCCAGCGGCTTTGAGTAGTCGTCGTGGTGAGCCTGTGACTTAATTTCTCCACAGACATTGCATGGCATCCTTGCAATCTTTCCTCTCGCAACAAGCACTCGGATCCTGGACCTAGCGTTCGTTTTGACGCGGTCTCTCGCGTGGTCGTATGCATTTCGTTTTGCTTTGTTGCGCTGTTAGGCAGCCCTGCTTTGCGCTTTCCTTCGTTCTTTGAGTTCCTCGCTTGTGTACTTTTTCATATCACTCACGGGACACCCCCTTCACTTCAGTGATAGTGATTGCCAGCCAGCTACTTTTCCCTGGCGGGCATTTATCCATCTCGTTCTTTGCCCACTTCACTTTGGCTGGAATGAGTTCGTCGGGAACTTCTATCACGTAGGTTGAACGATCTATCTCCGCTCCAATGTTTGCAGCGGCCCCGAAATCAGAAACGGTGAATGCAAGTTTCACTTCCCCACCTCCTTCACTCGCGCCGGGCTCATCGTGGTCGTCTCGTTGTTGTACTTGTGGTCGATAGCCAGATGGCCGTGATTTTGCCACTCGGACTCGACTGACTTCACCCGCGCCTCGTAGGCGGAGAGGGCTTTGTCATGTGATTCTACAGCAGCGTCAAACTCCAGCTGTCTACGACGTTCACGTGGAGAATTCCAATGATAATCGTATCTGATATGCATCCAGTATCTGCATTTCTTCAACGCCTCCACCAACCCAGTCACCACCGGGTCGTCTAGGCGGACGGATCCTTTCAACCACTCAGCAAGCGTCTCGTCATCCGGGCACTTTACGATCTGCCGGCACCGCTCGACATGCCTCCGCATTGCTCCCAGTTTCTCGCCGACCTCCACAGCCTCAGCACAGAACTGTGTCGTTGATTGGTCTCGTGCGCACCCGCCAGACTGAAGGCTGGAAATCTCTGCTCGAAGCTCCTGAATGATCTGTTGCTGTGCGTCCTTCGCCTTCCTGTATCCAGCAATCACGTTGTCTGTTTGGTTCGGTGTCATTCTACTCCTTTCAGCAAATCCCGGAACTCAACAAAACTGCGAACGACATGCACCTTGTGCCCAAGCTGCCAAGCTTTGGCATGCCATTCCTCCTGTGCTAACGACAAGTTTCCGGAGGTTGTCTTTGCTTCAACCAACAGCTCCTTGCCGCCCGGAACAAGAATTCTGAAGTCAGGCTCCCCGGCATCGCGACCTGTTCGCTTGTCCATTCTTCCACCCGAGCAAAGCAAGCCCCTGCGGTGGCACTCCTGCCTGATCTGCTTGTGAATCTCACTCTCCCTAACCGCCTTCATCTTCTTCGGCTTCTCAACCTCCAGGCCGAGTTGGTTTAGGAGTGACGGTTTGCGACGCAACTTCTCGTTGAGTTCTGCGGTGGTGAATCTCATATCGCACCCTCACAGTCCCAGTATTTCAAACCGCGCTTGTCACAGAACCTGCGATAAGCGATGTCCACCTGCTTGATAAGCGCCATCTCGAAACGCTCGGTTCTGAACTTAACGCCTGACGACTTGCGGCGGATCTTGCCTCGGTTTGTGATTGGTTTGTCGTGGTTCATTTTGGTCTGGTCTCCTCAATCAGCATTCTCAGGTTGTTGTTTTCGAGTTCGCGAATCATTGCGGCTTGGTCTGCCACCGTTTGCGCCAGTCGCTTGTTCGCCTCCACTATCATAACGTTATGGTTTTGCAGCTTAGACAGCTCGGAGCGCAGTGCTTTGATTTGGTCTTGCTCACTCATGTCGCAGCTTGGAATAGATCCATTGCAACATCCTGATTAGCAATCTTCAGGTTGTGAACCGCTCGCCCGAAGTATTCCGGTTTGAGTTCGCATCCAACGAACTGGCGGCCCATCTTCACAGCGCAATACCCCTCGGACCCGATGCCACCGAACGGGGACAGAACCAAGTCATTCGGCGCACTCCAAAGCGTCAGCGCACGTTCGATCACGTCCAACTGAAGCGGGCAGATGTGCTTCTCGTCGTCCTTGCCTCGGGCGACCTCGTAGTCTAGAACTCTGGATTGATTCACGGTCCACCAGACAGGGCTCGCAAGCTCCTGCCACTTATCAAGCGGCAGGCTTTGCGGCGTGTGCTCAATCGGCACCGGGTTGTCTCCAGGCTTGCGAAACACCATAAGATAGTCCGGAGCCCCAACGCGAGAGTCCGCGGAGTCACCGCGCAGCGTCTTGTAGAGCAGCCCGTGGGCCTTCGTGCGTTGCATCTCTGTCACCGGGTCCTTCCAGATGGTGATGCGCGAATGGAGCAGCCAACCACGCTTCCTAAACGCCCGCGCAATGGTTCCACTGAAGTCCTGAAACTCGATCTTGCCGTGCTTCCACTTCGTACTCAGCAGGTCGCAGCAGTGGACCGCGCAGTGACGCCCTGGCATTGTGATCCGGGTCAACTGCTCGATCAGGAAGTCGAATTGCTCCATGAACTCCGACAGGTCGCCGCAGTTCCCCATGTCCTGAATATCATTGGAGTAGGTGAACAAGTCGGCGAACGGCGGCGAGAACACCGAGAAGCCGATTGAGTTATCCGGCAGCGTCGCGGTGATCCGCACGCAGTCCCCGTTATGCATGGTCCAGTTCTTTCCTGTCTCTGTCTTAATTCCAGCGTTCATTGTGACTGTTGTGTGTGATTCAGTGAGGTTGTCTGCGGTGAATTTGAGCGCGTCCCGCATGGTTTCGTGCTGCTCCATTTTCCTGCGCAGGATCGGAAGCACGTTGTTTTCGGAGTCAGCCTGCACCATGTAAACATTGACGGGCTTGTCCTGTCCGAATCGGTATGAGCGCCGCACTGCCTGATAGAAGTCCTCGAATGAGTAGGACAGGCCTACAAAGACAACCGTGCGGCACCGCTGCCAGTTGAGCCCGTATCCCGCGATGGACGGTTTCGTGACGATCACTCGCGCTTTCCCGGTGGTAAATGCGTCAAGGTTGGCCTCCTTCTTTGCTGGCGTGTCGCTTCCACGAACTTCAACCGCGTCGGGAATAAGGTCCATCAGCGCGTCCGATTCGTCGTTGGTATTGCACCAAACAATGACTTGATCAGCCGTTCCGTTCGCAATCTCAGCAGCCTTTGCGGACCGCTCGGAGCATGTCCGCCGCATCTCTGAATGGATGCTGGTTGCGCTTGTGTGGGCGTCAATGAACAGCGTCTCGGATCCCTTCTCTGCCTTGTGATTCACGGAGACGATGACGGTTTCCAGATTGAGCGGTGGCAAGTCAAACCCTGCATCTGATCCCCCGATGTCCGACGGCTTAGACACGCACGCAGCCCACGATGACACCCAGCGCCAGAAGTCTTTCTCCGCATGCTTCTTCAGCCGCCACGTTCCAGTGTCGAAGGTGTCATTCAGGAACCACGTCGCCAGCATCTCGCTGGTCTTGCAGACCCCCAGGAACTCGGCGTGCTGGCCTAATTCCGTGAAGTCGTTCGGTGCCGGCGTCGCGGTGCAGCAAAGACGGAACTGCGTCTTGCTAAACTTCTCCGTCAATTCGCGGCGCATCTTCCCAGAGAAGCCCTTTAGCACGCTGGACTCATCCAGAACAACACCGCCAAGCGCCGGGATTGCGGCCTCCAACTTATCCAGCTTCTCATAGTTTGAAATGTAAACCGAACCCACCATGATTTGGTCTCCGGAGTCCACCCGCGTAATCAGCGGGAATCCGAACTTGGCAGCCTCGGCAATGGTCTGATGCGCCACCGCCAGCGGGCAAAGAATCAAAACCGGCTTGCCAGTGAACCATGCCACCTCATGCT